CCATGCAGGACGGTGAGGCAATGGATGCCATCGAGGATGTCGAGCAGTCAACGCAAGACGAGACTCAAGGCAACCCGGATCTTGACCTGGTGCGCCGTGTCGAGATGCAGATCGGACGCACGCACAACGCATGGGGCATGGTGGATCCTGTCGAGCTGATCAATGCGTTTCAGCGTGTGGTCTCAAGTTCTTATTGAGATTGCTTATTGAGACTGAGAGATGCAAGCGACTTGCAACAGGGTCATGGGCGCTTCGCACTTCGGAAAATGGGCGTTGAAAATCAACAAGTTACGGGTCCCTCTGAGGCGATATCTCTGATCAGGGTCGTCGCGAGCCCGTTCGCTAGTCGCAACAAGCCCCTAAGAGGACACCAGATTGCCAGCCTAATGAGACTGCAATTGCGGAGAAAAACCTCGGCCTTGCTCTCAAATCGCACTTTTCCGCGCATTGGGCAAAACCGCGCAATCCTTGTGCAATCAAGGCTTTCCATGCACATCGCCGGCGCATTCCTTGCTTGGTAATTAGCATATGTAAAAATCCCCTTGCATTTCGTTTTCGTTTTGTTGTGTCTCTCGCAATGTCGCGCGGCACACAAAAACAGTTTTCACCCCAGGTCCGCTCCTTTGACCTGTCGCGTTCCTCCATCAACGAGGACGAGCGCACGGTGGATGTTGTTTTCTCGACCGAAACCGATCAAGTCGAACGCTCTTGGGGCGTCGAGATTCTTGACCACGGCGCAAAGTCCGTTCGCCTCAAGAGACTGAACAATTCCGCGCCGCTCCTGCTCGATCACGATCCCCGCGAACAGGTGGGCGTGATCGAATCCGCTCGCATCGACGGCAGAGCTGGAGCCGCAACCGTTCGCTTTTCGCGTTCGGCAAAGGGAGAGGAAATCTTCCAAGACGTTAAGGACGGGATCCGCTCCAAAATCTCCGTCGGCTATCGCGTCCACGCCCTCGTCATGGAGAAGCGTGACAAGCAGAGCGGAAAAGAGACCTACCGCGTGATGGATTGGGAGCCTTTCGAGATTTCCCTCGTTTCCATTCCTGCCGACGACGGCGCTGGAGTCCGTGACGCATCCTCCATCTTCGGCCAACGAGCCGCTGAACTTTCAACCTCCATCACTATGGAAAACCAAGACCAAGACCAACAACGTGCCGACACCGCAACGGCTCCCGCTGCGACTGCCCCGGCGGAAGCCCAGAACGAAGTCCGCGCGGCTGCTGAAGTCGAGCGCGAGCTGAACAAAATCCAAATCGCTCAACTTGCGAAGGAAGAAGCTGCACGCGCAATCGCCGAAGATCGCAAGCGCGCCGCTGAAATTACCGAATGCGGTAATGGATTCCGCCGCAACCAGGCTGAGATCACGAAGGCCATCGAAAGCGGCCTCTCGATTGACGACTACAAGCGCCAACTCCTCGACAACATGAAAGCCGAAAATCCCGCCTATTCCGCCGGACGCGTTGAAGTCCTCAGCGAACCCGTCAAGAAGGGCACTCGCCAATACCTGCAAAGCACCTGGGCCGAAAACGCCAAGCGTGCTCTCGGTGATCGTGGCCGAAACATCGTTGTTCCCACCTACTCGGAAGCTCGCGAGTTCTCGCGCAACTACATCGGCGGATCGCAAACTCCGTTCCACCGCTCCTTGACCGGATCCGTTACGCTCGTTGACAAGCTCGCCATCGATGAGGGCATCGGTATGCCGATCGTAGAGGAAGTCGTCGCGATGTATCCCGAAATCGCAGTCTTCCCGGTTGATACCATCTCCGGTGATACCGTGACGCTCTCGATCCAAACCGGCAATCCCTCCGTCGGATATCGGAATGCCAACGAAGGAACCTCGGCCAAGAAAGGCACGTTCGCCTCGCGGATCTTTCAAACCTCGATCATCGAGCAGTTCATTAACGTGGACATTCAAGGCGTTCTCAACGCCAGCAAGGATCCGGCTCGCGTTCTGACCGCCGAAGCCCGCAGCGTGACGAAGGCAGTGCTTAGCCACATCGCATACCAGCAGTGGTATGCTGGCACGGTTCAGGCAAATGTTGATTCCAAGGCGGCCCCAGGCTTCCTTGCCCAATCAAACAGCGCCGCAACCCACGTTGTCGATGCTACCGGTTCCACGGCCAAAACCTCGGTCTGGGTCATGGAACTCGGACAAGGCTTCTGCGACCACGTCTACGGCAATGACAACACCCTCCTGTTTGGTGAAGACTGGACCGAAGAGACGGTTGACGATGCCAACGGCAACAGCCTCCGCTGCCTTCAGAACTGGATTTCGGGCCGTGTCGCTCCTCGCCTCGCTGACAAAAATAAAGCGCTGCGCATCAAGAACGTCGCAACAGATTCGGGCAAGGGCCTCACCGACACTCTCCTTGCGAAGGCATTCCGCCAAGCTCGCGAACTCGGCATGAACCCCAACGCGATCTTCGCAACGCCTCGCTCAATCGAGCAGCTCCAGGTTAGCCGCACCACCTACTCGCCCATCGGCGCTCCCGCTCCGATGCCCGAAGAGTATCAAGGTGTCCCGATCTATCAAACCATCAACCTTTCCAACGCGGAGACGGTCTGATTTAACCCATCCTGACAACCCCAACTACACAAGACCATGTCACAAAAAGTTAATCGCCGGAACAAAGCAGACGCTCTCCTGAGCGTGACCAAGGCGCTCCCCGCCGCCGCTGCCAACAACGACTCCGATGAAATCTACATCGGGCCTGCTGGACCGCATCGCGAAGGCATGAAGCTCCGCGCTTCGTGGCCCGCCAACACCGTCCTCGTCGCCACCAAGCTCCTCACGCTCACTCTCAAGAGTGGTGCAACTGGCGCTCTGGCCGCCGAAACCGATCCCACTGCTACCTACGTCATTACCGGTGATACCGGTTTCGCCGCCGGCTACGTCGATTTCGAACTCGGCCAGAACGTCGGCGAATACGTCGCGGTCAATCAAGCCGTCGAAACTGGCGGTGGATCCAACATCGCGACCAGCTTCACCTACACGGTGGTCTGCTAAAAAATCCCGCTCATGCCCGCAGTAAATTCGAACGCGAAAGCCGACGACGCACCGGGGGAGGTTCCGCCTCTTCCCTCCCCTGGTGCGACTGCGGACAGGGTTACCCGCATTCAGCGCATCGTTGACATTGTTGAAATGCTCAACGGAACGCCGGACCAAGAGACGGTTATCGAGGACGAGCGGAAGAACCTCACAGCATTTATTGCTGAGGGTCTCGACGCAAGCCTAACCGCCAAAGTTAAAGCCATCCTAAAATGAGCTATGCAACCCTCGATCATCAAGCAGCCCTTGCCGATCTGATCGCGTTTGAAGGCAAAATGATCGAAATCGACGGCGTGAAAATGAGGGCAATTATCGAACAAGGCGACACCTCCTTTGAGGCTAGTGAATTCGGAATCGACAACCGCGAAAGCACACTCACCGCTACGATCTTAAACAGAGGCACGACGCCGCGCAAACAAGCGCCCGTCTTTTACAAAGGGCAGAAATATCGCATCACGGCAATCAAGCCCGAGGGCGAAAGAATCCTTTCCATTGATCTGACAAATGATTGATACCACCCCAGACCTCGCAGAGCGAGTCGAGGATAGCATCGCGCGAGTTTTCCGCGATGCCTTCCCGGGTATCCTCATTGCCACCTCCAGCAAGCCGGTAGATCGCGTTGGAACCTCCATTGGCATCAAGGCCGAAAGCGGCGCAGAAGAGCCAATCGGAACGAACATGTTCCCCATCTCCATCGACATCGAGACGCGCAATCTTGATGCACAACAACGCGAACTCATGCGCGAAATGATCGGCAATGCCGACTCTGCCAAGCAGACGGTTTCCGCTTACTCTGCCAAATCCTTTTCCATGCCGCGAGGCCAAGCCGTCGAAATGATCGGCGCAGCTCGCACGGTCGAGAACGAAAACGACCGCATCATCACCTATTCTCTTGTCGCCACAATCCAACCCATCTGAGCCATGCCCACTCCTACTTTTGTCTCTGCAACCAATATGATCAAAGGCGTCGTCGCTACGGAAACGGCGATCAATATCTCCGATTTCCGCCAAGGCTGGACCAACGAAAAGATCTTCATCGAAGACAAAGGCGGATCGCCGACTGGTTTTGTTTACAACTTCCTGACTGCGACCACCTGCACAATTACCGGGGAGGTCAACACCTCCGCTCTGTCTGGCATTCTTGGTGTCGCTTTCGGAACTGCCGAAACCATCGCAAATTCCGTCTCTGGCTACGGCATCACGACAGGCGGGTTTTACATGGATGACATCGAAATCAGTCAATCGCGAGGCGCCTTGGCAACTGCTACGGTGAACTTCACCAAGCATCCTGATATCACCTGAGGATGAGCGAAACAAAAGGGGCGGGAGTTAATATCATCCCAACGCAATGTCCGCGCTTCTTCGCGGCTTGTGTGACTGCTGGCGTCGAGCTGGAACCTGGAACCCCAGGCGTCTCCAACGTCTATTCCAAGGGCGTGACCTACGATCCCGACGAGCCGGGAACGATCAGCTATCACCTCGACAATAAGACCGTCGGCCCCTTGTCGCTCGCCAAGGTCTGGCGGGATCCGTCGCAAGACATGACCGAAGCCGCAGCCCTGCCGGCGCGAATGATCAGCGCAAGGACAGAGGACCATTGGCAGCAGATCGCCGACGATCTGGAATTGCTGCACGTTTATTGTGCCATCGCGCACATCAAGTCATTCGCCGATGGGAAATTCGCCATTGGAATGCGTGCCGTTACCGACGAGGAGGAGCGCGCCGCACAAATGCTCTCCGACATGCCCGATGTCATCCGCAACGCCACAGGCAGGCGCAACGGAGGAAAGATCGCTGAACGTTTTGATGCCATCTGGATGCCCGCCATGTTCGCATGGGTAAAAGCATGGGTGGCCAATTACCTAGAGCTGAAAGACATCTGGAAAGCCGCCAATCCCGCAATCAAGATCGAGCGCGAGGGCTTTCCGCTCGTCATCCCGAAAGGTCCACAATTTGAGAAACTAGCCCGTCGTTGGGTCAAATAACCAAAAAAGAAGCATGAGTGAAATCACCATCGAAGACATCGAAAAAGAAAACAGCGTCACGCCTGACATCGTTGCCGCACGTAGCCGATCTTACCAGTTTAAAGGGAAGCCCCTCAAGCCCTTTTCAAAATCCCGTTCCACCGCCGCGCGATGCATGGGCAACTCCCTTTTCCTCGGTCGCGCAAGGCCGGATGAAAACGGAGTCTGGGACCAGATCACGCTCGACTCCATCATGGTTGTCTGGCTCTGTTCCGTAGACGATTCCCGCGTTGCCCGTGCCTGTCTCAATCGCGATCAAGCGATCATCGAGATGATGGCATGGTGGGACAAGGAGGGCGGAGAAATCGGCGGAGCGGAGGAGATCGAAGCCGTCCAGCTTCTCAACATGATCTGCGAGGATATTCAGACCGTCTCGGCATCTGTTGAATCTCCCT